GGTGCCGAGGTCGAGATGGTATCCGCCGGCACCACGGTCTGCCCGAGGGCAACCTGGTCGAGCTCGGCCTTTGAATAAAGCCGGTTGGTCCAGTCGATATCGTAGTCGAGGATCTCGTCGGGATCTTTGAACGGCCAGCTCGATGACATTTTTTTATGCTCCCGGCGTCACGGTCCTGGCGCCGGCCTTCGGCGTCACCAGGCGAACCTCGCTTGCAACCGTCACCAGTCGCGGCGACAGCACGAAAGCCGACGGGTCCAGAATTTTAGGATGCAGATTGACAGCTACAATCGGCGCCGGCAGCGGCGGAATCCAGGCGAACTGCACTGCATAGGGAAGCTTGGCGCCGCCGGCGAACGACGGATTGGTGGCAAGCGGTCCGGACGGCGTAAACTTTGGCCCGACGATTGGCGAGGACTGACTAGGCAACCATGCCAGCTGCACCTCGAGCGGCACGCGCGAGCCCACCAGCGGCGGCGCTTGTGACGTCGAGGCCTGCGGCAGCAGTTTTGCAGCGACGATCGGCGGCTGCGGTAGTGGCAGCCAGGCGAGCTGCACCTCGAGCGGGATCCGCGCGCCGCCCATGAACGGCGGATTTTGCGGCGCCGAGATCGGCAGCCCGTTGATGGCAACAATCGGCGCCGGCGAAGCCGGCAGCCAAGAGACCTGCACCTCGACCGGAACGCGGGTGCCGGCAAATGGCGGGTTGGTCGCCGCCGAAATGCCAAGCGTAAACTTCGGCCCGACGATCGGCGCGGGCGGCAGTGGCAGCCAGGCGAGCTGCACCTCGAGCAACACCCGCGCGCCGCCATTGAACGGCGGATTCGATGCAACGGCAATCCCGAGCGTAAACTTCGGCCCGACGATCGGCATCGGCGCCGGCGGCAGCCAGCTGATCAGAATTTCGCCGCAGACGCGGGCGCCGCCCATGAATGGCGGATTCGAAATAACCGGGCCGTTGATCGGCGGATCGAGATTGATCGCAACGATCGGCGCCAGGACTGGCGCATCCCAGGCGCGATAGATTTCGTAATCGATGTTCTTGAACGGGAACGGCGCTGCAGGTGCGCTCTGTGGCACCATCAGCGTCGGCAGCACGATGGCGACAGCGGCAACCGACCAGCACGATAGGATCGCCTGGCCGATGCGTGAGCCCGTGAACGGCGGATTTTGCGGCGTCGGCCCGCTTTGCGGAGGGGTTAATTTCCTCTGCTCGAGCGGCTGCTGATTGCCGACATGGGGCGGATTCGGGTTGTAGTACAGGCCCATTTCCGCCCCTCGTCGTTTAGGCTATTAGCGTTCGCCGAAGTTCATACCCACTGCCCAATTGGACAGCGTCGCTGCCGCGGCGGGAAGGAACAGCCCGAGACCCGAGGTCGAGCCGGCCGGCATCCCGATGGTTTCCATCGGCGTTGCCACCCAGAGATAGCCATTCAGGACGTTGAAGTTATCGCCGAACTTCACGGTCTTGCCGCCGGCGCCTTCGGCCGATGCATTGATGCCGGAGGTGCCGGCCGCCCCGGCGGTGCCGCCCGCGATGATCGAGATCGTGGCGTCGCCGTGCTTCAAGGGACGCGGTGTCGCCGACACCAAGGTCGGAAACGCCGCGACCTGGGTTTCGACCTGCACCCTCTGTTGGGCGCTGGTCGCCGAGCCCTGTTGCGAAGCCCACATGCGCAGGAATTCAAGCGCCGAGCTAGGCGCCGCCGGCGGGTTGACGAATGCCAAAGTGACAGCTGCGTTGGCGAGGGTAAGGCCGTCGCCGCCGACCGAAAATTCACGCATCGGGATAGCTCCTTTTTTGGGTTAGATGAAATGGCGGCGGTTGCGGCTAAACCGCTTCCAACCATAGTTGCCGAAAATGCAGACAACGCCGCGTTGATAAACGATGCGCTTGGCCACCTCCCCGGTATCGACGTCGTTACGCATCACGCTGAATTCAAACTCGCCGTTGTGCTCGGCATATTGCGGGCCGAAGGTCCAGGCCGCGCCGTCGCTGTCGGTGATGATGAATGCCGGCGGGATCTCGACATAGGAGTCGGTCTTGTTCTCGCGCTCATAGCGCAGCCCGCCGATGACACCCGAGAGGATGTCCTTGTCGAACAGAAGATCAGCCATGTTTCACTGCGCCAGGATCGGGGCCGCTTGCGGCCAGGGGGAATAGGGAACGAGCGATGGTGCGATGCCGGGCGCCGTCAACATCATCGTCAGATCGAGCGTGCGCGGATACCAGAACGACCACGGGTCGGCGGCCCACTTTTGAAGTTCTGCGAGGGAAAGCGCTTTCCGTGAATACTGAACGGCGGCGACGGTAGCGCCCGCCTCAGTGTTGCCGCCGCCTATGGCGAAGGTTCCGGATGAATTTTGTCCCATTGTGCTCTGTGAACCGCCCCAAACTTGGCCGGTATCAAGACGCCTAACGGCCATGTTGCAGGCGACACCAGTCTTGCTGGTCATGGCAAAGAAATAAGGAGCGTTCGCGACGAGGGTGGCGATACCAACAGTAGACCCAAAACGAAGATCAAATCCCGGTATGAGGAAAACGAAATCCCCCGACCATGAGATCATTGTATTACCGCCCGCTATGTTATCAGTAAAAATAGCGCGGGACGTAGTGTCAGGGCAGGTGAAAATACCAGCCATCGTGAATTCAGAAGGCGCTCCACTAGGGCCGCTGTTCGGTGTCGTGAAGTAATCAGAGACCGTCGGCGGTATGACGTTCGGGCCAATGCGCCCGTTCATCCCTAGTATCGGAGAGCCTACCTTGGTGGCTGGCACACCAGTCAGCAGGTTTACAAAACCGGCGCCAGACGTGACAGCCGAGTAGATGATATTCTGCGATGCCGGATGCGACGGATCAAAGCCCGGCTGCCCGCCTGGGAAGGCGAACGGCGACGGTCGCTTGAGTGGGAGTATCAGCCGCGGCACTTAAGTCATCGCCGGATTGTACGTCCTGTACTTCACAGTCTGCGTTCCGGACGTGAGCGTGAAGCCGGAATTGTTTTGCAGCGCTAGCCGAAACGAGCCGGGCGGGATGATGATCTGCTTTGCCTCGCCAACGAGCAAAGTCTGCGCGGCGCCAGCTATCAGGGGAATTGCCGCGAAGGGCGGAAATGCAGGCGTCGCCGCCTTCTGCGTGCCATTGACGAAGTTTCCGTCGCCGTAGGTCGCAGCGTCATCGAGCAGGTCGAACAGGAACAGCGCCAGATTGGCGCCCGCGCCAATCGTGCTCGACGCGATGGCGAGACGCACCGAGATGTCCATGAACATATCGAGCGCCGTGCCATTGGCGATGTCAGCGACGGACGAAACCACAGTGCTGCCGTTGACCATGCTGGCGAGGTCGGCGGTGTTGATCGCGGTGCCCCAGGTTAAGCCCTGGCCTAGACCGGCAACCCATGATGCTTTCGTTACCATCAGACCAATCCGTTCTTATCTAGATCAGGTTGAGAGACCGGCCCGGTCAATCCGCCACCACCATTGGCGACGCTCGCGGTGATCCACGGTGCAGGCGGCGCGCCCATCGCCTTGATGGCATCGGATTGCGGCTGGCTGAGCAGCGAATGCGTCACCAGATCGGTGAGCATCTGCTGCACGATCGGCAGCGACACATCGAGCGTCTGCACGCGCGGATCGGAATTGTAGTCAACCGCAGCCGCGGCCCCTGGTGACGTCGCCGCCGCGGCCTTGATCACCATCCACAAATTGTTGGTGCGCAGATAGGTCATCACCTGCAGCAGCGGGATCGGCTGGCTAGGCCCAGGCACGGTCAGCGCATTGATCGCAGCGAGTTTCGCTTGCGTGGTGCCGCTGAGCGTCGCCCATTTGGCGATCAGCGCGTCGTAATAGGCCATCGAATTTTCCTCGTTACGAAATCGCGAGATTGATCAGCAGGCTGCGCATCGCCTTGTCGAGCACGTCGGCGGCGGCCGGATTATTCTGGAAACGCTTCAGGCCAAGGCCGTCGACGCGATCTTCCATCAGCAGCATGTCGCGGCCGGCGAGCGACAGCAGCGCGCGGGCGCCGAGCACGATCGCCTGGCGCAGAGCCGCCGGCATGATGGTGTCGCCCTCATCATAGCCGCAGGTAAATCGTATGCGGACCGAGGCGTCATCGACGCGCGGCACCGGCCAGCTCTGCTGATACAGCGGCGCGATGTAGGCTTTGCCGTAAGGTTGCCCCATGCCGAGCACGCGATAATCGGTCCCGAGAACCAGCGTGGTGTCGACGCCGTTGATGTCGAGATATTTAACGCTGTCGACCGACAGCAGCGGCGGATAGGGCAGCACGATCCGGTGCGCCAGGGTCGGCTGCCGCGGATTGAGGTTGGCCCCGAAACGGGTTTGCTGGCTGCCAAAGCTGCGCAGCTGCAGCTCCCAGGATTGGGTGCGCAGCGCGCGACCGAGCCAGCCGCCGGCGGCGGGATCGAGCGCATCGGAGGCTGCCGCGATCGCCGCTGATACCGCGTTGTCCTGAGCGGTGTCAGTTATCCCGAGCGCCTTTTTCGCATCAGTCAGCGTGATCGCCGGATCGGTCGGCGGATCGGTCAAGACGGCGTGGCCGACGTCCTCGATGTCATGGCTTCGGAAATACATGATCTAGCCCTAGTCGCCGCGATCGCTACGCCTGCGTAGGGTCGTCGAGGTTGCTGATCTGATTGAGCTGATCGAGCGCCTCGTCGGCTTTTTTCGCGACAATTTCGGCATGGGCCGAGTACTTGCCGGCTACCTCGATATGCTTGCCATAGGCCGCCTCGAGCTTGGCCGCCGCAGCATCGGCGATGTCGTCGGCGCGTTTCATCAGATTGCCGCTGGCGTTTGCCAGCCGTTGAATGCCGCGCATTTTTGGGGTGTCCAGGTTGTCTTTCAGGGTTGAAATGGCTGCATCGAGGTGACGATGCAGCCGTTCGCCTTCCGGCGTCACAAAGGGCTTTTTTTGCCCGGCTTAGCTGCTGCTGCGTCGGCGATAACCCGGTCGGCAGCCTCCTTGGCTACATCGGCGGCGACCCTGTCGGCAGCGGCCCTGGCTGCGGCAATCCGGGCGGCAGCCTCCTTGGCTGGTGCTGCATCGATGGCCACCCGGTCGGCAGCCTCCTTGGCCTCGAGGTCGGCGGCGATCTCGGCATCGGTCGGAGCGTGACCGCCGCCGACCGAGATGATGCGCTGAGCCTCGGCATCGTCGATATCGGCGATGTCGCCGGGATTGAGTTGGATTTTTTTGCCGTCGTCATAGACGGACGTCATGATGATTTTCATGGGAGGATCCTTGCAGGATTGAGAATTGGGAAACTCTGGCACTTGTCGCAGCCGCGACGAGGGCGCTTGCGCCCTCGCGCTTGGTGCTGGTCGCTAAAAGCGCTGCGCGTTTTTAGGTTGCCGCGTTGACGAACAGCTTGACCGCGCCGCCGACGTCGATGAAGTTGCCGGCCGAACGCATCCAGGCGAGGAAGCCGACCTGGCCGAGCTTGGTATAGGCAGAGTCCGTAAAGCGGAACATCTGCACGTCCATCACGTCGCGGATCTTGTAGTAAGAGAAATCCCCGAACGCGATCGACTTGGCGCTGGCTGCCATCACGGCGACGTCCTGGTTGACCTGGATCGGGTAACCCAGAATCGAGTCGGGCGCGCCGCCGGCGGGCCCGCCGGTCGGAATTGCGAAGGTCCAGCCCGGCACGAAAATCGGCCGCGCGCTTCCGTCGACGATCTTGCGGATCGCCTTGACGGACGAATCCGCCATCATGAACTTGCAATTGCCGAGGTTGCGATAGGCCGGATCGACCGAATGCACGAGATCGAGCAGCGAATTGTAGAGGATCGCCGTCACCTGCACGGTAGCATTGGCCGCGGTCACGCCGGTGGTGGCCGCCGTGATGATGCCATTGGGCTCAGATGAGCCGTCACCAAGGCCAAGCGTGAACTTGGTGTTGGTGATGCGGCCGAGCCGGGTCGTCAGGCGGGTACGGATAAACGCCTCGATGTCTACCTGGGAGTCCTGCAGCAGCTCGAACGGCACCGCGACGATTTTCGACGAGAACTTATAGGTCGTCAGCGGGACCATTCCGAACGTCGGATCCAGCGCGGTGGCCGTGGTGTTCTGGCCGATGATTTCGCCGGTTTCCCCGGTACCATCCGAGGTCGGGAAATTCATCGGATTGCCCATCGCGGTCTGGAACACTTCGGAGACCGCACGCATGCCGCCAAACAGCTTGAGCGCGTCGAGCACTTCCTTGGCGACCTCGGTCTCCTGGGTGAATCCGCCCTGGCTGTTGGTGGTGGTCGACATCGCGGCCCGGATCTTGGTCCAGTCCTCGTTGGTCAGCGCCGCATCGCCGCCGCGCAGCCATTTGGCAAAGCGGATCGAGGCTTCCGACTTTTTGTTCTTGCCAACGCGCTCGGCATGCTCGGAGATGACGTCGACCTTCAGCGTCTCCGCGGTCAGCGCATTGACCTGTTCGATGCGTTTGATCTGGTCGTCGAGCTCTGACCATTCGCCCATCAGGGCATCCCAGACCGGCTTGTCGACCGCGGCATTCCATTTGCGCTTTTCGTCGGTGAGATCGCCCATCGCCTTTGCTTTGGTGTTGCGCTGCTCGCGTAGTGTTTGAATGCTCATCTCGAGCGTCCTTTTTTCCATGGGGGAAGGCGCCGCGACCGGATGGCCTCAGCGTGGTCTGTCTTTCGAGCAGCGCTCTCTAGGCAGCAGTGACGAGCAAAGCCTGCAGGACGCGGACGCGCTGCTGGCGCTCGGACTCGGCGGCCAGATCAGCGGCGGCCGTTACGGCGGCCGCGGCAGCGAGCGCTGCAGCGGCCTTTTCGGATTCGGTTGGGGATTTTGCGGCCTTGGGTTTCGGCGCGTTTTCAAACGCGCTCATGTCCCAGAGCGCCGCGGCGGCCGAGGCCGCCGGTTCCTTGGCATCGGAGGCGATTTCATCGCAAAGCCCGGCGTCGACCGCCTCCTGCGGCGTGAACCAGGTATCTTTGCCCATCATCGCGGTGAATTCGGCGGGTTTTTTGTTGGCTTTGGCCGCATAGCTCACAGCGAGCTGGCCGTCGACCTTGTCGAGCAGATCCGCGGTCTCGAGCAGATCGTCGGAATTGCCAATCGCGAAGGTCCAGGCCTTGTGGATCATCATCATCGACGACGGCGCCATGATGCATTTTTTGCCCGCGATCGCGACCAGCGAAGCCGCCGAGGCTGCATAACCGTCGACATGGGCGATGACGTCGCCGCTTTTGTATTCGCGGATCAGCTGCGCCATCGCGATGCCGGCAAATACGTCGCCGCCGGGCGAGTTGATGCGCAAATGAACGTCGCCGTTCATGCCCGAAAGTGCGGCGGAGAACGCCGGCAGCGAGACGCCGCCGAACCATGCGGCTTCCGCCTCGGATGACACCAGCACGTCATAGAGCTCGATGACGTTGGCACTGGCGTCAGCCTTGAAGCTGCCGCGCTTGGCGTTGGCGGAGAACAGATTCAGCAGCCGGTTTTTCATGGCTTGGCGTCTTTCGCTGGAGGACTGGCGGGATCCGGCGACGATGAGCCGGGGTTGATGCCGAGCTCGTCGCCGGCGGAATCTTTTTTCAGGCGCAACACGGCGCGCGCCTCGTTGACGCTCATGATGCGCGGCTCGCCGGCGCGGCCGACCGCCGTGCGCAGGCCAGTCATCAGCGTCGCCATGTCGGCGCGCTCGAGGTCGCTGGTGTCGAATTCAGCGACGCGCGCAGCGGTGCGGAACAGCTTGCGATTGAGCTCGACCTCGAACTTGTTCAGGTACTGGCGCAGCGTGTATCGGACAAAGCCCTTGCCCATCGCCTCGACGCCGGCGCCCCAGGAAGTGTTTTTCTCAGTATGGCCGACCATGAACG